AGGATGGCTGGAACATTCTCGACGACAATTTGCTTGCCTGCCCGGAGGAGCATTTTCGCGCGGTAATAGAGATGCTTTCTAGACAGAAGCGTCGAGTCGAGTTTACCGGCGGACTCCAAGCATCCCGCCTAAAGGACTGGCATGTAGATGGATTTACGAGACTGAACCCACGCCCGGTATTTTTCTTCGCCTACGACGACCCCGACAGATGCACGAAGAGTCCGGCTGAGGCTATGCGCGCCGCTTCTGCGAAAATGCTCGCCGCTGGCTTCACTGCAGCATCACACCGCTTGCGAACATTTGTCTTCATCGGTTTCCCGCAGGACACATTCGAGAAAGCAGAATCTCGACTGCGAGAGATGGTTGGAATCGGTTTCACGCCATATGCGATGCTCTGGGAACCAGAGACGCCCGCCGCAGAGAAATGGCGTCCTGCCCCGGAATGGAAAAAGTTTCAGAGGAGTTGGGCACGACCCGCAATCATCCACGCGAAAACTGCGTAAGGTTCTTAGCCAGTGAAGGACGTAGACGAAAAAGAAAGGTGGTGAGGAAAATGGCTGAGGGAGAGCGCAAGACATGACCAATCCATTCACAAAGTTCATCTGCACGCTTTGCGGTCACTCTGATCAACCTTGTCATCATTTTCTGGAGCACGAGGCGATTCGGCTCTTGAAAGAGGAAATGAAGTTCAATCGCCACGCACTGCTAGAAATCCTCCATCGCCTGAACCGTCCGCAATCGGCTACACTCACATTGCAAGCCAATCAACCATGTCTAGTAGGAGACAATATGCCAGCGACAATCCTTGTAGGGGCAACAGCCAATTCCTCGTTCCAGGAGTGGACGGGTCCAAACGGTACGGGAACAGTCGTTCCTAACGCCGGCGCGATCGCGTACACGTCATCCGATCCAGCAGTGGCGACCGTTGATCCGGTTGCCGGTGTAGCGACTGGAGTCTCGGCTGGAACCGCGACGATCACGGGTACGGACCCAGTAAACAACCTCACAGCAGGGGACACGTTGACGGTGAATGCCGTAGCGCCTCCGCCTCCGCCTCCGCCAACGGCCCAAAGCGCAACATTGACGTTGACGGCAAATTAACGTCTAAGGTTAGACATTGACCCATTGGGCAAGAGTGCCAAAGAATAAGGCCAGACGCGCTGAGGAGTGGAGAGTCTTTCGGGCTCGACACAGACTGTCCCAAGGCGCCCTGGCCTCAATCTTGGGAGTGTCGCGGTGGACGGTATCGAATGTTGAGCAAGAGAAATACGGACCTGGGGAACGGTTATTGGGAAAATTGAATGGCTCCAGAAAAAGTGTTAACTCTCCCGCTATCTGGCGAGGAGATCCGGAAGGCGATCCTCGACCGGATCTCGCAGCGTCTTGAAAAAGACGGCTACTTGAATACAAACCTCGCCTACGACTACTACGAATGCAAGATCACAATTGACGCAGTGTGTCACGACGTAGGGCGTGCCGCGCCCGTGAAGGTGACAGAAACGGTCACACTGGGCGAGAAGCCAGATGGGGAACTCGATCAGCATGGCGGAGAGTTCGAGATCGAGCCGCAGCCCCCGAACACAGAGCGCGTGGAAACGGGGCAGGAAGTTCCAGTTCTCACGCACGGCAAGGATGGCAAAGCAGAAGTGAAGGGCATCCGTTACGGGCGCACCAAGACCAAGGCGAAAGTCTAGGGTTGGACATGGATATCAGAGAGATGGCAGAAGCGGATGAGCGTTCAATGGCGAGAATTGCCGCCGCTTTAGAAGTGCTTGCAGACACTGCGGCGGCTTGGTATAAGCTAGAGGCTGCCCGGTTCGATAAGGAATTCCCGGTCAAGCCCGATGCCCGAGACGCAACCATTACCAGGATTCCAAGCACTGAAGACGAGCTCCGCGCCTCGCAAGGGTCGAGCGAAGAAAGTCTCTCAACCTGGACCTCCGACGTTGGAGTCCGAGAGCAAGCAATTATCGACCGACCTCCAGAGGGTCCCCAGAAACCCTCCCCCAAGCCTCGCGCTACCTCGAAAAGACTACCTCCTCAAAAGGGAACACGTAAGTAAAGAAGCCCTCGCGCAAGCTCCAAGGATCACGGACATTCTGAAAGAAGTCCGCGGAGGGCTGTCTCTGGCGATCAAAGCGTTGCGCTTTTCCGAAGAGCAAACCAGCATCGCCTTTCTTGAGAAGTGGGATAGTTTTGGAACCAGGGATCAGCAGGCCCTTGGAATCGAAGGCGTAGCCCTCGCGGCCAATCTCAACATTAAGCATTTGTGGGGCGAGATGATGCTTGCTATCCGGGAGCACTCGGTCAACTCTGTCAAGATTATTGCCGTCGCAGCGCACCCAATGATTACAAAGAAGCGCGTGGAATTCGCGAAAACAGCTGGTGGAGTCCGCGATAGGGACGCTCTCGACACTATGCTTGGGGCTTTGCCGAAATCGCAGGGCATTTCCATTTTCAATAAGATCGTCACAGGTGGAAAGGATGAGGATTCGGAACGCGAGGAAATGGTGGAGGATGCGAATTTTATCTTCCCAGACTCCAGTATCATGCAGGACAAAGTGCAACCAGTGAGACAGAAGATTCTTGAAGCCAAATAATGAGGAATTATATAGTTAACTCCCTTGCGGGAGGGAAAGGACGAGATGACTGAGATAGCAAAGAACACTTTAGAAGTCGGCACAAATGGTGCTGGAGAGGTAGTGGTTAATCACCCTGATTTGCAGCCGGACGAGAACGGCGTTGGGCACATCGTGTTCTCGCCTGAGCAGGCTCGCGCTCTTGCATTTCTTCTTCAGCAGAAGGCGCATAGCGCGGAGGAAGAGGTCATCGAAAAGCGACGACAGGAAGCCGCGAAAATCCCGGTAGATCGCAGCGCTCAAGTGCTTACGGACGGCTCGCCTGTCCCCGAAGATCGCAGCCACACGAAACTTCGCGCTGATGGGATGCAGGAAGGCTATGTTGTGTTGAATCCAGAAGAGAGGAGCAAAAGCTTCGTTCGGCCATATCGCGACGCCTACCGGCACCTGAAGTGCGGGAAGATCACGACCATGAGCCGATCCATTGCGGAAACCTACGCTCGCGATCCGTTTTTCTACTCGGGCACATTTTGCACAACCTGTGGCAGTCATTTCCCCATCGGCGAGGACGGTGAATTTGTCTGGTACGAGATGAACGGCACAACTGGGCCGAAAGTAGGGACTTAGGGAGTTATGTATATGGTTCCCAAATAATGTACTCCTCCAAAGTCATAGTTGCCACACTAGAAGAATTTGCCAGACGCGAGAAATGGGAGCCGCGTTACCACACGCTCGCGGAAGTGGAAGAATTTAAAGCTTACATCGACTCGATCACGGCGACAGAAAGCAACCAGCGAACTACCAGTATTGATCTCAGCCGAAAGATCACCGCAGCACGCGCCAAGCAGATTCGGCACTGGGTATTCAACGAACAACTGCTGTGCGCGGTGGACACGTCCTACTTTGAATCTCGCTACGCTTTTGTGTGCGACGAGAAAGGAGATATTTTCAAGTTCGAAAACCGTTTAGGGCAATCAGTGATTGACAACGTTACGGCGGAAGCCGAAGAAGAGCGGCGTTCTAATGAACTGCTCTGTCTGAAAGCAAGACAGCAAGGATTAACTACGAAGGTAGCGATCAACTTTGTGCAGGCCATTTTATTCACTCCTCACACGCAAGCTGTCATGGGGTCCGTGATCGAAGCGAAGTCAGAACTAATCACGCGCATCATTGAAACCTGCATCCAACGGCTCCCGCTGTGGCTGTGTCCTTCACGAACCACTGATAAGAAAAACATGATCGGCTTCGACAACGGCTCGGTCATGTCGATTCAGTCCGGTAATCAAGCTACTGGAATCGCACAAGGCTGGACCCCGACGCGAGTGCACATTTCCGAAATAGCCGATATACCGAACCCCAAGAAGTCAATCGAGGAAGGGTTGCTTCATGCCACTCACTCGACCTACAAGCTCTCCCTTGTATTAGAGGGGACGGGTGGTGGAAGCACGGGATGGCTTGCAGACAAGTGGCGATCCGCGAGAGAGAAATGGCCTCTTGGACAATCTCGGCTCCGACCGATATTTATACCGTGGCCGATGACTCCAGAATTGTTTCCCACGAAAGACTTCATCCGTACACATCCGGTTCCCGCAGGCTTCAAGCCGTTAGAGATGACCAGGAAGCACGTGCTCAGATGTGAGTTGTTTATCAACAGTACGGACTATCTCGTGAAAGTCGTTGGGAAGAACTGGCGAATGCCTATCGAGCAACAATGGTTTTGGGAATGGAACTATCTTCAGGCCGTCGATTCGCATACCCAGAAAATATGGTTTTCGCAAAAACCTGCCGATGATTACGAAGCCCTGCAAGGGGAGAACGACCTCACAGCCCGCGAGGAGCGCAAGAAAGGCTATCAGGCTTACGCGGTTACCGGCGATTCGATCGACGACGGCTTTGAGCCCGACGTAAGCGAAATCGACTATGACAAAGAAAGAATACGCGTTGTTTGGAATTCCCATCGAGGCCAGCGTTTCGAGTGGGTTATGGTTCCGCTACGCCCTTTTGAGGAAGACGATGAGCGGAAGTCGCTAGACAAGATTCTGATCTTTGAAGAACCTAATCAGGCTCCCGGTCACGAAGGCGAGCCGCAGGATTATTCCATCGGCATCGATACCGCAGACGGTTTAGGCCACGATGACGAAGACCGCAGCGTCTTCTCGATTGCTCGAAGCGTACAAGGTGAGAATTGCGATGTTCAGGTATGCGAGTTTTCATCGAATCGCGTTAACCCCCCTCAGATGGTTGGATTTGCCGCATGTCTTGCCGCGTTTTACGGAGAGAACACAAAAGACCCTCGCGGGTGCAAGTTTGCGATTGAGCAACGTGAGCGCCCCGGTGACGATTGCCAGCTTCAGTTGAAACTCATGGGATTCACGTTCCACCACATCGACACTCGCTACGACTCCAAGAACGTGAAGGAAAATAAGGGAACGAAGGAAGGCTGGTATTCAAACGCCTGGAGCGTGCCGCTGCTAATGAATCGCTTCATCGACGCCGTGCAAAACGGCTGGTACAAGCCGAACTCACCGTTCCTCATCATGGAACTGTCCTCACTTGAACGGAAGATTGCCAAGAGCGGGAAGTCTAAAATGGAGCACCAATCGGGAAAGCATGATGACCGCGTGCGTGCGGCGGCTCAATCATATTTTACTCGCCATGCTTTCGATGTTCTTGCAGAGCGCTCACAAAAAAGGTACTCTCAGCCTGTGAGTCGCAAACCAGAACTGGATTTGTCGTGGAATAAATCGTCTGAGATCAGCGTCGGAGACATGGCGTGAGTGATCTCATTGTCCCCCGGCATCTCGCGCGTCCAGCGCACAAGCCAAAAGTCGTGTTCTGGTACCAGCCAAAAACGCAGTTCATTATGTGTCCGCCCTCCCCGCTCGCTCCCCCGCCTAAAGGTTTCCAAAAGATCGAATGTCAACACGCCGCCGAAGTCGATATGTGGAGCAGGCGTTTACGTCGTCAGGAAAAACGCATTCGGGAGATGACGGAAGTTGAGCGCTTCGAGTATGAAGGGAAGGTGCAGTCCGAGATTATCGCAGAGATGGAGGCGTGTCTCGCCGGCTCGGACGATAGCCTGAATAAGCAGTTCATGGCATTCTTCATTCAGAAGGCGAAAGAGAAGCGCGAGAAGCGGCGTTTGGAAATCGCGGAAACGTTTATGCACTGCGAAGCAAGGGAAGGTGTCGCGCCGTGAGAGACAAGGACATAGCGACATCGTGGCAGGTCCCACCTTTCACCGCCCCCGCCGATGAAAGAATGGGATGGATTGAGGAGCAGCTGGAGGAAGGCGAGGGCTGGCTCTCAAGCCAGCGCGCATACAAAGATCTCGCCAAGAACATAAAAATCTTCGACGCGATTTTCGATGACAAGACGAAATCCACTCTCGTCTCGAACGGTCTGAAGTACGACATCCGAAAATTTATTGAGACGATCTCGGAAGTCAGGGAGATTGGGAGCTATAGTTCGGACGCGGTACAGTTCAAACCCTACGCGGAAATGATCAATAAAGTCGCCAGCGGGGTCTACCTGGAATCGCAGTTTCCAAGCCAGATTCGCAAGGCGCTCCAGTTCTCAACCGTCATGGGGCGTGGGTACATCTGGCCGCATGTTTCGACTGGCGACTACGGCTATGGGGAACGCAAGATTGTTTTTGAGCCGCTCGGGCCTCTTGATGTCGTTCCCGTCCAGATTCCTTCCGACAACGATGTGCAGGGCTCTTATGTTGTCACTATCTTTCAATACATGCCGATCGCGGAAGCGCACGGCAGATTCCCACTCTTTCAGTCAGAACTGAAACCCATCAGTGGAGTCAGTTACCAGTCTCGCGTCCAAGCCCGTCGCGTGGATTACGCAGAAAAGTTCCGTTACGGAGAGCAGAACCGGAACTGGGGTAACCTGTATTGCGAAATTCGCTGGACATTTATCCGCGACATTCGGATTAACTCGCCGCTCAAGAATCAAAAAGGTCAGCCGTTGCCGATGGGCGATCCTGGCACAAGTTGGTCCTACGATGTTCCCTGTATCGGACAGGAAATCCCCGGCGGGATCAAAGACGGCAAGCCAACCTTACGCAAGGCAGCCGCGGGAGACTGCCGCATTTATCCATTTCTTCGGCTCATGATCTCCAGCCGGAACATGAAAACCCCGATGTACGACGGCCCAGCTTATGACTGGCACGGCTGTATTCCTCCGGTACAGTTCGACGTGGACGACTGGGCGTGGGAAGGTATGGGGCGCTCTCTTGTTGCCGATGTTGGTTCCATCGAACAGACCAAGCGTAAACACGAGCGGAAGATGGATCAAGTGCTTACTACAAAACTGAATCCTCCTATGGGCTATGACCGAACCTCTACGGGAGGGCCGAAGATCGAGAACTTTGACATCTTTGAGGAGAACGTCCGCGCAGGGCTAGACGGGAAGCCGAAAGATGTTTTGCAATCCCTTTTGCCTGAAGAAGTGCGTGTAGACGGAGAGAACTTCAAGTTTCTCGAAATGCTTGTTGCCATGCGGCGAGAGCAGTTGGGAATCAATGATCTCGGAAATCTCGCCAACCTGAAACTAAACATCTCAGGCGACCAACTCGACAAGGGCATAGAGGCAATCGGGCCCATTGCGAAGGGAATTGCGACCGGCATGGAGCGGTCGAATGCGAAGATTGCCTACATGCTGAAATTTATGATCGTGCAGTGGTTCGATACCAAGCGAATCATCGAGTATATCGGTCCTGACAACGTTACGCCTGACGTATTCGATTTTGATCCAAACTCAATGGTTCCGAGTCATATGCCGAACGAGTACGTGAACGGCATGTTGCCAATGACGATAGGCGATACCCCTCAAGTAGTTCCTTCGCAGTACGCTCGCTTAGACCGCCAGCGATATCTCACAAGAAATCTCCGCCTGATTTCCGTCCCAAGCACGTTGCTGAAAATTACCCAGCGCGACGAACAGTTAAAACTCATGACACTGAAGAAACAAGGAGCTCCCATCGGGTGGGTTGATATCGCTCCCAAGTTGGGCATTCAAAACTTTGGGGAAGTAAAAGGAAACACAGTTCTTGAAAGATACATCAACGAAGAGATCGAGATGCTGAAGGTCAAGGTAGAGATGGCGAAACTAGCCGCCGCGGCAGGCCTGGACCCAGGTGGTGCTGGGCAAGGCAAGGGAGGGGGTCGCCCCAATAGCAACAAGAAGAAACCCACTCCGTATCAAAAGGGAGCCGATGGGGGAGAGCCGCGAGCCGGAGTCAAGACAAGTTGAGGAGCTTATGGACGCAGAGGAGGTAGTCAAGGTGAATGTCGATTTCCTGGTGACGGAAACTACCGTCGATCCGCGCATTCCGGTTGATAAAGTTGTCGCATGGCTCCGAGAAAGGAAGGCGACCGGCCAACTCGTTTTTCATCTCTCACAGGGCGGAATCCAGAAAG